ACGGCACCCAGCCTATCTTATAGCCTGCCACGGCGTCGCGGGGGATGATCTCCCCGTTGTTCCATGGCACACCGTAGATAGCTGCTGCGAGGGTAACCTCTGGGCTAAAGTTCTTCCACGCTACCTTTCGGAAGCGGGCGGGACGATAGCACCGGAAGTACCTGATTCCGTTAAGGGCCCCGGTGACGGGGTCCTGCCAGCTGTAACGCCAGCGCTCTTTGCTGTCATGCACACACAGATCTCCGAGTCCTTCCGGACCGCGGAGTTGTCTGATAGTGTTCGGTAAAGCATCCAAGATGCCAAGCCAAGCACGGTGAGTATGACGCGATCGGCTCTCCTCGCCCTTTGAAAGGCGCCGAAGACCGTTTGCCAAAGAGATGAGTTGCTGTGGTTCATTTGGGGATTCCTTCAAAAAGTGCGGACGGACGTCTACACCCAAGAAGTAGTCCCCTCCACAGCTTTCGCGGAACGGGCCATCAATGTACGTCTTGCGACGGTTGACGGTCAATCCTACGAAACTCAAAACGGAAATCACGGCTCTCGAAAATTCGGTAGGGACGATGATATCATCGCCATACACGAAAACGTTAACCCCTGGAACGAGCTTTTGGCCCGAGGGGTCTAACGCTAGAATTAAGCTCAGAAATATGAGCGTCTCTAGTTCGAAAGTGAAACCATTTCCCATACTGCTGAATTTCTCCAGCAAGTACCAAGAGGATCGGAACAGAGTCTTCTTCGACCGAAGGTCGTCGAGGGCTTCATACCATACCCTGGGTAACAGCAACTTAACAAGGTTGCTGCAAATGGTGTCGCTCGCATTTGAAAGGTCCATGGTAGCAAGATGGCCTTTGATCGAGGCCTCACGGGCGACCTGCCTGTGAATATCTTGTCCATCTGTCAGGTTGATGCCTGACTTCCTTAGCCGTGAGCGTATTACATGCCCATAGCCGAGTTGATAAAAGATGTTGATCGAGGGTTCGACGGCGATGCCGCGATCTTTATCTGCATCCTTAGGGACCGTTGTGAAACGATTCCCTTCAACAAAGGAGACCTTTCGACCCAATGACGCGCAGGCGTAAGCCCACAGCGTGCCCGACCACGGAAAGTGGTAGGACCAAGCATTGGTTGTTAGAGTGGGGTTGGATGACATTTTGTCGGGTACGGTGGTAAACCGCCCCCTATCGCCATAAGTCGCGCCTGGTCCAAACCTGCCGTCAATGACGTCAGGAAAATGACCAAGGATTCGGCTAGCTATTTTCCGAGCACGGGTGAAATACTCGTGCACGCCTGCCTCAGTCTCGGGTAAACCGGGAGAGAGATAGGGTAGCAGCCGCAGGTTAGCGCGAAAACAACTCCTTTCGCAAGCCAAGAAAGTCTCTTCAGCCACGGCCTTACGGTCGACGGTTGTTGGGAGCTCCTGAAGCTTGCGGAGGATAGCGGCGGCGCTGGCATCACGCCAGTAACTTTCGCTGTCCAGGTAGTTGTTCGGATCAGGTTTGCAAGAAGCAAGCTGATCCCAGTCACCGGCTCTGAAAAGAAGGGAACACTTCAGAGAGTACGGTGTGGCGAGATCCTCGTAAAGACGAAGGATCGATTTCTGCACCTGATGGTGTAGAAAAGGGTGCATACAAGCCTTTCTTTCCAGTAATAAGGAAAAGAAGAAGTATCACCTGTCACAGTGACACCCCACAGAGGGAGAGGAAGAGAAGCTTAAGCCGGCGAGTAGCCGACAGTCAGCGAGTCCTCCACCAGCTGGGCAGCGATCAAGTTGCCGATCTGGGCGCCGAATTCCTCCGCGTCGACGTCGGGCATTGAGCCCGGAATCACGCTGGAGAAAGTGAAAACGGCGTTGGCTCCGACTTTCGTGGTGCTTGTTGCGGTGTCCGTGTACACGCTCGGATACACGAAGATCCCGTCGACCCGTCGCGCCGACCCGTCCGCATTGCTGCGGGAGGTCAGTTTGAGCGTCGGTCGTTGACCGGGAGTCCCCGTGGCCGAGTTGTTGCGCCAGACGGCGGGGCTTTTGTCCCCACCCGAAGCAACGACAGCCGTGTACGTCACGTCCGTGGTACCGTCGTTCTTTTTGACAGTGATGTTTGCCATGATTGGCATGATCGAACCTTTCGGTTTTGCCCCATATCCCAATTCAGGGATGACGAAGCTGTTGAACAAGTAACGAAATAGCAGTTACGCCTCTCGTTACCGAAAACCCTTGGAAGGGTTTTAGACGGAGCGTAGGTCCAGGAGGTGAACCCACAGTTCGTCTGACGTAAACCCCTGTTGCCAGAGATTGTCGATAGTAGCCAGGTCCATGATAGAACCGGTACTTAGATGTCTTTTGGAAACGGGTCACAAATGCGCCAGATAGGCTAACACCTGCAAAGTCGCTGAAAGAGGCGAGAACTTGCCCCACATTGACAAACCAATCTACCACGAAGGAGAAAGGTACCAATTCCCAAGCAACACTCAGCGGGTTGACAAAACCCAACTGATTAGCGAGATAGAGGTTCGGGTTCGTCACCTGAACCTGGGCGGAGATTAGTGCGTTCGAGTCATAATTGACTCGATCGTAATAACGAACGCCCCCGGATGTTGTGTCAGAGATAACCTCGACACGTTGTTGTCCCCGACCAGTCACCTTTCCTTTTGGGTAAGGTTTCTGAAGGAGATCAACAGCTCCGCCTATATCTTTGACTAAGGGTTCCCATCCGAAGTGGAACTCCAGGAAGTTATTGGCAAAAGCCTTCGCTTCCTTCCGCAACTTAAGGCCGGGATGCTTGGTTAGAACACCGAGGTCCTTTGCTGCTGCGGTAAAGTCAAAGCGATTGAGATGTCGGACGAAGCGGCTAAGCTGCGTCGCCCGTTTCACAATCATATCCAAAGACTGCTTTCGCTCGAGGAGGTTGACCCCCCACGTCGATTGCTCCCCCAGTTTAGCCACAAACTTGGCGTACGCAGCGTTATACGCTAGCGACATGCCATAGTCGGTGGCTTGATAGCCAGGAACATCGGAAACTCCGTTTGACGGGAATTCGGTGTCCTGGTTCATCTGGAGGATGTCTGCAGTATACTGCAGGGGAAGCTTATAAGGCTTCTTCTGACAGTACCAGGTCTGTGTCCTTTTATACATAACGGCTCGGTAACCCCAGTCGGTAGGTAGTGAAAGGATCTGCACGGTCTTGGAAAAGGGACCGGACATAATGGCTGCTCCTTTTGAGAACAGCCGCACCATCGCTCTGTGGTGTATGTCGACCTAATGAGACTCATGTCGGACATCAACGGAGGTTCCGTTGATGCATGAGCTCGCGCTCTCCCGCTTTCTAAAAGGCGGGAATAAAGACCAAAAAGATTGGTCGAGCTAGAAAGATCCCCCGTGAGG